CTCTCGCTTTATATCTGATATTGCCAGTAGAAAAGTCTGGTTCCATTGAAGTCTCCATTGGAGATCTTTGGAACATTTTTAGACCTTCGCCTGCGCTATTGACAGATGTAAGGATGAAGAAAGCATCTGGATCAGTAAGATAATGGTTGACGCTATAACCACCAGGTAAAACCCCAGTATTTTTTATAGCGTTAATGTCATTATCAGCTGTACCAGATCTTTGCTGAGAGTTTAAGATTCTGTCAGCAACAAACACTAATTGTGGTGGTACCACAAGTTTGTCAGCTTGGACAGAAATTGTTAAACCTCTATCATCTGTGAAAGTTGAAATATCAATCAATGCGTCTTCTAATGAAGCCTCATTTAAGTCAGCCATAGTAGTAGCTCTGTTCGCAGCTGATCCACCACCAGATAGTGGGTGAGCAGTGTTAATAAGTGATACTCCATCGCCTCCTGTGAAGCTAGATGAGAAAGCATTATTTAAAACATCAGCGCCTTTAACCTCTTTGGTGTTACTCATAGATTTTGCTAATGCTTTAACGTATCTTTTACCTAAAGAATCGTAAAGGTTATCTTCAACCGCTTCCTCTGTTAAAGCAAACGCTAACGCAATCGTATCATGCGTATAACGTGCACTGTAACTTTCAGATGCGTTATCAAATTGAACCCCTTGTCCTTCAGACTTAAGTGGTGCAGAACCGAAACCAGTCACTAAGACTTCTTCTTCAAATGCTCTATTTGAATCCTCAATCACGAAAATATCTTCATACTCTCTTTCATAAGAATCATAGGACATTCCAAAAAGTGCGTTTAGACCAGGCTCTAGCTCTTTCGCTAATTGTGCTCTTGAAATTGCCATTTTATTTTAGCCTCCTTATGCTAAACCAGCACCTTTTTGTCCCATTATGTGGTTTTGAATCACACAAAGAACATTGGTGTTTGATGATGCAACATCATCGTTATCGGGATCCTGGGATATATCTATACACTTGAGTGGCAATGTAGCTGTAGTAGCTCCAGTAGTCACGTCAAGTTCTAGGTTTGAAATCCCAGATGAAGTGTCGCCAACTGGTGATCCGTCAACAATGTCGAAGTTTCCGAACAAGTCGGCGACAGGAAATGTGTCGTCTGCTTGTACTTCAAATACAACATTAGGATCATCAATTACGCTTGCAATAATATCCGAAGCAGAAACACTGCCTGGATAATAATTTTTAAACACTTGCTCGCCTGTTGTTGGATCAGTGTATTGAACACCGTTAAACACACCGACAATCGGAACAGTACCAGAAGCGGCGTGTCTACCTATAACACCAGCTGTAAGCTGAGTTACCAAGTCTCCTTGGAATATAGGTGTCGTAGCGCCACTAGCAATTCTATATCTGGATTGACCTCCAGAATATGGTGCTCCGCCCATCATGCGAACAGGTTTACATCCAAATGCGCTATCTTTATTAGCCATTTTAATATTCTCCTATTATATTACTTTTTTCCAAAAGTAACGTTTGACTTCCTATCAGAATCATACTTAATGTACCTGCCATCTTTTCTGGATTCAGTAAACATATTATTGTCTAAAGCCTCTTTTTTAAGACGGGTTTGATCTTCGTAATAAGCATTACGTTCTTCTTTGGTTTCAATAGGTATTTTTGCTAATAGCAAGCCTTCACTATAAACAAGACCAGCATGTCTTCCTTCGTCTGCTGTAGGGTAAGAAAATTCACTAGGGAGATCGGTTCCTCTTACGAGTTCCCATCCTTCTCTAATTCTTCTGCTTACGTTAGCTTTGTCCTCTTGGCCAAGCATGGATTCTCTTATCCATCGATATTCGTATCCTTCTGGCGGCGGAGGAGTTTCAAGTTTTCTTACTGGTCGCCATGGTTGTCTACGAGTATTTTTAACGTGTTGCTCGGATTCACGCGAGTTTCTGGATTGTGTCATTTCTTTTTCAGTTGTCATTTTGCCTCCCTAGATGCAATTCGTTGTTTTTCTTTAGCAACGGATTTTAGCCAGGCATCTTCAGTCATGCCATGTGGTTTTAATCCACGGAGTCGTTCAACTTCTGTTTTAGAAAATTGCACACCGTTCTTTTTGCCTTGTGTTTTTTGCCGACTTCCTACGGAAGCGGAGGCGACTCTTTGCACAGCGGGCCTGCCCTCACTTTGTCCAGCATTTCCAGATTTAAGATCTGGATAAACTTTATAAATTCTGTTATTTAACTCACTGTAATATTCTTCTGAATCTGGTTCAAAACCTTCATTAACCAAGTTTACATGAGTATATTGTGCGTATTGTGTAGCTTCTGCATCTTCACCAAACCAATTGTTTTGTGACTTCCATTGTAAAGCCTCTTGTGTAGGCTGTACTTCAACTGGTTGTTCTTGTTGTACTTGTTGCGGTTGTTGATAAGCCGCAGCCTGTTGTTGTGCATACGCATCGTTTTGTCTTTGTTTTGCAATTCTTACTTTTTCTTTTTGAATTGCAATTTCATTTTTTAAGCTATCAGCTTTAGTAATAAGATCAGCGTCACCAGAAGCATGAGCTTTTTTAAAAAGTTCATTAGCTTCACGTTCTTTAATGCTTACTGTTTCTTCTTCTTTTGCAAGTAAACTTTGGTGTGATTGCACCGCTTGATTATAATAAGCGTATACCTCAGCTTCCCTTTGTTGCAATGCAGCTTCTAATGCAGCTGCTTTTTCTTCAGCAGCTCTATTTCTAGCATTTAGTTTATTAATTCTTTTACTTACACTTTTTGTGTAATTTTCAAGTTCGTCGTCGCTAGAGGCACTTTGTACCTCTGACTCAGATTCAGTTACTTCTACCTCAATATCTTCAACTTCTGGTTGAATTTGATTTTGTTCGTTCTCTATCGTCATAAGCTCACTATATCATCTGGATTAAGTATGGTGGCAATCACTTCATCATCATTGATGATGCGAACCTCTGCACCGTCCTCAAGTTTAAATCTCGAACCAGAGTAGCGTCCGATTAAAACCCATTGTTTTTCTTCACACCAGGGTGAATCTCCGTATCTTGCTTTATCGTTATAGCAAAGCGGTCCTTTTTTTACCACATAAGCTACAACGGTAGACAATGCCTCACGATCAGTTGTTTGTTTTGTAAGTATAATACCGCCATCTGTTTTGCCTTTACCAGCATAAGGTAACACCAACATTCTCCATCCTGTTGGTTGCGGCATACGATCTAAAATTGATTGATCTAATTTTTCTGGATCTAAAACCACTGTTTCTGGATCAACGTAAGCCTCTGCTACCTTTTTGGCTGTACCGTTGTTTTCTTGAATACTCGTCATATATTTTTTCCCATGTCACTAAGTTCGTTTGCAATATAGTATAAAGCAGAAAGCTCTCCTTGCAAATATTTATAATGTTCTATATCTTTTAGCCCACCAGACATTAAAGTTTCTTGTATCTGTTGCTCTCTATTGCTGATAGCTTTTTTGATGTTGTCTAAGACAGCGATTTCATCCATAAATTACTTAGTTTTCTTTTTGGTTGTTTTTTTCTTTGCAGCTGGTTTCTTTGCAGCTGGCTTTTTAGCAGCTGGTTTCTTTACAACTGGTTTTTTCTTTACAACTTTTTTAGGTTTTTCTTCTGGAATTACCTCACCATTAATAATAGCCATTTTTTTTGCAATTCTAGCTAAATTAGCTTGATGTTTAATTTCTTCTGCATCTGCTGCGGCTTTTGCATCAATAGCTTGTTGCTCGCGCAACTTTTTCTTTTCGGCTTTAAGTTTTTTCTGAGCCTCTAATATGTAAGATGTTGTCATAATATTCCTCGAATTTTATTTTCTAATTCAAATAACTTTAAATCAGCATTTTGTTTGAGTCTGTCTAAAGCTACACCAAGTTTATCATCTGCTATTTCTTTTTGCACATTTAACCTCTGTTGTTGCAGCTCACTTTGTATCATTTTTTCTTGTTGTCTTTGTCCTTGTTTCGCTACAAATTGTTCCGATTCCATGTTTAGTTCTTTGTCTTTTAGATCCAATTCACGTTTTCTGATATCAACCAAAGGATCTTCTCCGCTGCCCATACCTATAGATTGTAAGAACTCATTAGCAAGTTGTGCCATAATTTGTGAACTAAATTGTTCAGTAACCATCTGTATTTGCTGTTGTATTTGCTGCGCTTCTTGTGGTGATACTTGTTGCATCTGCGCCTGTATTTGTTGTATTTGCTGTTGCATTTCTGGTGGCATCTGTTCTTGCGCCATCTGCATAGCCATAAACTGTAAGTGTTGCATGCAGTGCGATATGATTAAAGCCTGTACTTGTGGACTTTCTTTGACAATGCTTGTTAAAAACAAACTTTTGTGCGTATCTAAATGCGCTTGATGATTTTGTTCAGCAAAAGCCTGGGCAGGTTGTCCCATCAATAAACCAGCGTTTTCTGAACCTGCATCTTGTGGTTTTGGCGTATTGTCTGGTGGTGGTTGTAATAAAGCATCTACATTATCTACGCCAAGAGCTGCATACATTCTTCTGTATGCCTCATAAATACCAAGCGGTCCATGAATCTCTGGATTAGATTGAACCATCTGTAAAAGTTCTTGTGCTAAAGTAACTCTTTGGCTTTGTGAAAAAATATTAGGATCTGATACAGGTATAATGTCTACTCTGTCGTCAAAATCTGTTTGTTTAACTTCTCCAGGGCCAGATCCCACTTGATAATTGTATACAGGAGGTAAAAACTCGCCGAATACTTTTGCCAAAAGTTTAAATTCTACTCTTTGTGCGTAATGTAATCTTTTGTGTATAGCACTCATAACTTTGGTGCCACGCTCAAGCAATGCTACTGTTGTACCAACGGGCATCGCTTGATTCATGTCGCCAACGTTCATATCTGCAATCGCAGCAAAACGCTTACCAGAGTCTACTAAAATACCAAGAAGTTGCATCAATACGCTACTTGGTTCTTTAATTGGCAGTGGTATCAAATTTTCTCTCAATGAACCGCCTGTAGTGTCAATATCTCTAAATTCACCTGGTTGTAATGGATTATCTTCGTCACGGATCCTCATTCCTCTAGCCTTAAAACCAGCTGGTAAATTAGCAAGGGTACCAGCGTCAATAAGCTGTCTTAAAATAGATGTAGAGGCTTTAGATAGTCCGCCAATCATGTGTGATAAGCCTAGGCCATAAAAACCGAGTCCAGGTAAAAACTTATACTGTACAAAATAATTAATTTTATTTTTAAACGGATCAGCTTCTATGTAGTTTCTTCTAATTGATAAAACCTGTTCGGAGTCCTCTTCAATCGTAACGATATAAGGTAGTTTCAATCCAGTTGGCATACCCGACTGATCCATATCTTCAAAACCTTCAATATCTAATACTGTATGTACTTCATAAACGGTTCTATTTCTGTTTTCTTTATATGATGGTGATATACCTTGTATTTCATCAATAGCTTCGTCAATATCAGATATGTCTTCGGACATGCTGCCAGAACCAATATCAACATTGGCATAAAAACCAGATACTTGCTGTTTTTTAATTTCATTCGCAGACATAGTTATAGAATGTGTAATTCTTTCGGCTGAACTTATATCTGCTGCTTCGTAAGGCACAATAAGATCTTCTGGTGCAATAAATTTAGCTACAGCTCTATTTAAAACATTATCAAAATAAACCTTCTTAAAACAGGATCCTGCTAACGGCAGATAAAATAACATCTGATCAAGCTCTGGATCATACTCTTGCATTTCGTTCATAATGTAATAATTCATAAACTCTTGGACACGTTCAGCTTGGTTTTCAGTGTCTATTGTTCTTGCACCGACTATTTCTGTTTTTACTGGCCCTTTTGCTGGCAACATTTCTTTATATGCTTGTGCCTGGAACTGCGTTACCGCTTCTGCCAAAATTGGATGCACAACTCCAGATGATCCTTCAAAGGGTTGAGATCTAGTTTCGTCAAACTTCATACCAAGGTATTTGAGGCCGTCGGTATATGTTTTTTCCCATTCAGATCTCGATTGTTTGTCGCCCTGGATTGAGCTTAGTAAGTCGTTTGATATTTTTTCTAAAGTTATTTGATCAATAAAATCAACCAAATTAGAATCAAAGCTCATTTGCGGCATTGGATCTTCTTGGATTTCATCGTCTATTAGTATTTGTTCATCATCAACTAATATCTGAGCTGCCGCAGCAATTTGTTCCTCTCTTGTGGTGTCTGGTGTTATTTCTACAGCCGATCCTTGTACTTTTATATCTGGATCTTCGTTTGTTCCTAATCTATCTATAGCCATAATTAATGTAAAATCCTGTTGCGTGGATCTTCTTTAAGTTCCACTTCTGTTCCTATAATAGCCTCAATTTCACCATCAATCAAAAGGCCGTGGTACTCTGCGATGATTTTAGCTTGTGTAAAATCTTTTGCATGTATTAATGGGCCAGAATATTGTTGTCCGTCCCATGTAAAAGTTGTTGCGTATGTCTTAATAATAAACCGTCCTATTCTTTTTCAATAATTTAATTTCGTCCTGGTAATCTTCTTGCAACGATATAAATCCTCCTTGACGAAATCGCATTAAAGCCATTGTAGCACTATCGCAAAAGTCGTCATAATCACCGAATGGAAATGATGCCATTTCTTCAATAACCTCTTCTGCAAAATCATCTTCTGGTGCCCATACCATTCCAGACTCA